CTGGAGATTGGTTCCGGTGGGACAAATGCAACGAGCGCAGCGGATGCAAGAACAAACCTTGGGATCACTCCGGCGAATATCGGAGCTGCCGAACTCGCAAAAGAAATTCTCTTCTTTAAGGATCAATCCTGTTCAGTAACATCCGCAAGCACACAGCAGTTTTGCTCAATAAGCAATTCTGCAATTACAGCAGATACAGTTGTACTGGAAGCGACATTCTCCGTGCCATCAGCTATCATCAGCGATGTATCATGGACTTCTTCTGCAGGAAGTATCGTCTTCAAAGGCGTTTGCACATCTTCAACATGTAAGTTGACCGTTGTACTTGGTCAGAAAGGAAATTAATTATGTTTTTCATTGTTTTACGTTTCAACATCAACAATCAGGGGCAGGAATCTCACAGCGAACAGCGATACGATGACAAGACGCAGGCGCTGAAGCGATTTTACAATATTCTTGCCGCCGACATCGACAGCGAAAATCTCCAGTACGAATTGGTGCAGGTTATTGATTCCATTGATGGATCCGCCATTATGAATCAAGTCCTTGATTTCAGCCAGCCGGAAGCAGAACCGGCTGAATCATAAGAAAGCAGGGTTTGATATGAATAAGTTATTATACTCAACGGCGCAGCCGTACACACACACACACCGAACAAAAATTCGAAAGGAGGAGCGCACTGAGTTTGGTTTCCGCTCTTCCTACGGCGATGAAAGGAGGATGGCGTTAGTCTCCTCCGGGAGGGCTGACTGATGGCAAGCGGAAGTATAAACAGGCCTATAGATTTTGCAAGCACTCCGGAAGTAAGCGATGATGCGAATAATGCGCCGTTAGGAATTTCTTTTCTTAGTCCTAATGCATCGAATGTTCCGCAACCTACTTTTTATCACACTTTACTTACTACTGGTTATCCGGGCAGAAGCTATTTACAGCAAATCGCTATTTGTTGGGCACATAGCAGTAGCGCTTATAAAATGTTTTATAGGGTCAAAGATAATGGTACTTGGTATGAGTGGAAAACCATTGCAACATCTTAGTCAGTCAAACGCCAAAGCAGAATGGCGAGTGGAACAAAAATCTGAATAAACATAATAAAGTTATGATTGCATTGAGAATTTTCTGAAAATTTTCAATTCCGTGATATAATATCGGTTTATAAGATATAGACCCTGAGAAGGCGTATCAACGAAAAGGTTGATACGCCTTTTTTTGATAAGTGAGGCAGACAGAAAAAATGGATCCGAGCATCGTCACAGCAATCATCACAGGAGTTTGTGTCGCAATACCAACCATCATCAGTGTGGTAGTTACCTCGAATACGAGAGATGCAGTAAATGAAGAACGCATCCGTTTTTTGTCGGAAAAGATTGATGCGTTGAGTACAAAAGTGCAACTGCATAATGATTTCGGTACAAGAATAGCTGTTCTTGAACGAGATTTGAAGACAGCATTTCATAAGATTGATGATTTGAAAGGAGCACACTGATGAGTAAAGTATTTACAAAGGAATGGATACAGGCAGCACTTATAAGAAGTTTGCGTACCCTTTGTCAAACCGCAGTTGCAACGATTGGGACGAGTGCGATGATTTCAGAAGTGAACTGGATTCAGGTTGCATCCACCTCTGCCCTTGCCGCGATTCTCAGTATTTTGATGAGCCTTTCTGGTCTGCCGGAAGTTGAAGATGAGAAATCTGACAAAGAACGCTGATGGTACAATGACCATCGTACTTCACCTGAAAAGTGAAGAGCGTAAACAACTGAAGAAACTTGCAAAATCATTAGAAATGAATGATTTCGATGCCATAAAATACGCAGTTCAACTCGTTTCATGGTGGAGCAAGAATCAGATAGAGCCAGAGGAGTAAATGAACTTTCGACAGCCTTTTATTGGCGATTTTCCCATAACACAGAAATATGGTGAATTGATTCCCGGAGTGACGTACAACAACAAGCCTCACACGGGAATTGATTATGGTTGCCCACAAGGTACGCCAATTTTGGCGTCTGCTGACGGTGTTGTCATGTGTGCTGATAACGACCCGAGAGGGTGGGGAAAGTACGTCACCATCCTGCACAACGCAGAAAAAGCGACACTGTATGCTCATCTTTCAGAACTGAGAGTGTACCCAAATCAGAAGATTCAGCAAGGGCACGTGATCGGTCTTTCTGGAAATACCGGAAACTCCACGGGTCCTCACCTGCATTTTGAAGCTCGTCATAAGTGGAATGATTCAAAGAGTCATTTCAATCCTGTCGAACTTCCTTTGATGAATTATGCGGACGCAGGAAATGAAACTCAGCCTACAACGAAACCGGAACCGCTGAAGGGAGCAGATGCTTTTCATTCAGGCGACATTTTGGAGATCGTATGCCGTGACGGAGCAAAAGCGTTCTTCAATCAGACATTCACAGGGTATTCAGTGTATCCCATTGGCTCACCTTTTTACTATACCGGGGAATCTGTTGTGAGGAAAGATAACGGATTCACATATATGCGTGTAGTTCCTGCATTGTTTTCAGTGTGGGTTGCAGTAAATAACGGTGACGTTCAGATTCTGGACAATGAGTAAATTCAAAAAAGTAAATCCGAATCCGCAAGGGAAAAATGTAGGAGATTGCACAGTTCGGGCAATCTCTCTTGCTACTAATCAGGATTGGGACAAGATTTATCTTGACCTGTGTATTCAGGGGTACGTTCTCTCAGACATGCCGAGTTCAAATGCCGTTTGGGGTAAATATCTGTCTGATAGAGGATGGACGTTGCACAGGCTTCCTGACACCTGTCCTTTATGCTATACAATTGACGACTTTTGTGAAGATTATCCCAAAGGTATATACATTGTAGGTACAGGAACACACGTTGTATGTATTCAGGACGGATTTATTCTTGACACATGGGACAGTAGTGACAAAACTCCGAACTTCTTTTTTGAGAAAGGATAAATAAATGTTTGGGACTCCAAATTACAATTTCAATTCAGGTTACACACCTTGGTATTCTCAACCTGCATCACAACAGCAGACGCAAATAGCAAGTAATATAATCTGGATTCAAGGCGAAAACGCCGCAAAAAGCTATCCTGTAACACAAGGAAATTCTGTCCTTCTTATGGATTCAGAAAATCAAGTATTTTATATAAAAACGGTTGATGCGTCTGGTATGCCACAACCTTTACGGACATTTGATTATTCAGAAAGGATTGTTGCGAAGAATACTACAGCAGTTCCTGCTGAGAAACAACCGGATTATGTTACAAGAGAAGAATTTGAGAAAAGATTAGCAGAGGTGATGAATGGCAAATCCACTATTCCATCAGCTTAATGGCGAAAGACAAACAGGAAACATCTTCCAGAATCCGAGAGAATTGAAAAAGCAATTACAGGAATTTCAGAAAACACTGCAAGGCAATCCTCAGCAATTGGTTCAGCAGTTACTTTCATCTGGTCGTATGTCACAGGGCCAATACAATTATTTTCGCTCTATAGCTTCACAATTCCAACAACTTATGCGTCATTGAGGTGGAACATAAAAAAACTATTGCTTATTGTATTAGTGTGCATGGTTATTTTAGCCGGATGCAATCAGGCTGACAGAGTATCAAGCAACGTCAGTAAAGAAGCCGACAATTTCAACGTGACTCGCAGAGTGACGGTTTTCAACACCCGCACTGACAACGTCCTGCTTGAAATTATCGGGAACCTGTCAATCAAGCACAGTTCCGGTGATGTTGATATTATTGTTGAAGTTGCTCCGAATACCTATAAAAAGCATTTCGTGTCACTGAACGAATGGACTACATATGTCGTTGAGGATGTATCAGGTGCATTTGTCGATAAGTACCACTATGAAATCAATTTCCTTCCTGAGATGATCGTACCGATTACGATTACTCAAAGCAGATAATTTTGTGTAAAACTTTCCTGCGCAGAAAGTCAAAATCTTTTATATGAGGAGTTTCTAATGTCTTTAACAGCATCAGAAATGTCTGCGGCTGACTTGGCAGCCATTACTGGAAACAGAAATGATGGGTTTGGTTACGGAGGTTTCTCTGAATGGATTATTATTCTGTTTCTGTTCGCTATGTTCAACGGTGGTTGGGGCGGTAATGGCTTCGGGAACAATGGTGGTGGCATCAATGGTCTTTATCCGTGGATGAACCAGAGCAACCAGATGAACGACGGATTCCGCGATCAGATGCTTAACTCTCAGATGAACGGCATCCAGAACAGCATTACTTCCGGTTTTGGCGATGTAGCAACTGCTCTTTGCGGTGGTTTCGCCGGAGTAAATGCGTCCGTCAATAATGCGCAAAATGCAATTACTCAGCAGATGTATGCAAACCAGATCGCTGATATGAATCAGAATTTCGGGATGCAGACTGCTGTGATGCAAGGTTTCAACAATTTGACAGCTCAGGGCGCCGATTTGAAATATACCGTTGCGACAGAAAACTGTGCTGATCGTAATGCGATTTCTCAGGGTATCCGTGACGTTATGGAAAACTGCAATCGCAACTATCAGGGCATTATGGACAAACTTTGCCAGTTGGAACTTGATGGTGTGAAGGGTCAGTATGCACAGGCGCAGCGTGAAATCCTTGGTTTGCAGAATCAGCTGAACATGGCGAATCTTGCGGCTTCTCAGGTTGCACAGACTGCGGAACTGCGTCAGAGTAATGCGACACAGCTGAACAATCTTGTGTCAGAACTGCGTTCATGCCCGATTCCGTGTCAGCCAGTTTACGGCTCTCAGCCGATTTTCTCATGCGGTGGTAATGGCTCCGGTTGTGGATGCGGAGCATAAATACCCGTACTAATTTCATACGTAACTTTTGTGGTATAATTAAAAAAAATAATATGTATCACAAAAGGAAAAAGTATGGGAAGAAAATTTATTGATTTGACTGGTAAGAAATTTGGAAAATTGACTGCGATATCAATTGACCATAAAAACGGGACAAGAGTATATTGGAATTGCATTTGTGATTGTGGAGGAAAACGAATTGTTAGTAACGATCATTTGAGACGCGGAGATACAACCGATTGTGGGTGTGAAAGAAAACACATACCTCATCGTTGGAAGCATAATATGTCTAACACACGAATTTATACTATATGGGCTTTAATGAAAGCAAGATGCTCAAATCCTAAAAGAAAAGAGTATCATAGATATGGTGGAAGAAATATAAAAGTGTGCAATGAATGGCTTGATTCCGCAAAATTTATTGAATGGTCAATAAACAATGGATACAGTGATGAATTAACTCTTGATCGAATTGATAATAATGGCGATTACTGCCCTGAAAACTGTAGATGGGTAAGCAGAAAAGTGCAAAGTAATAACAGAAAATGTAATCGCAATATCACTCACGATGGAGTAACGAAATCAATAACACAATGGGCAAATGATAACAATATGCCTTACTACGTTCTAAAAAAAAGGATTGATATTCTTGGGTGGTCATTTGAAAGGGCAATATCCGAACCTGCCCGTCATTTCAAGAAAGGTATATGATAAATGGCAGAATTTTTATTACGGGATAATGTTGAAACAGTAGCACTGAATGAAGCTATCCCATTTGTTAATTCTATACCATGTAACAAGGGGTATATTTACCATCAATCTGGAACTGGCATCGTAATTCTGCGTGGTATTGTCAATAATCCGACATCCTGTATTGCTCGATATGAGGTGGAGTTTACCGGAAATATCGCGATTCCTGAAGGTGGTGCGGTAACACCGATTGCCACGGCTATTGTTGTTTCTGGCGAACAGAGGCAAGGAAGTCGTGCAATTACAACGCCAGCGGCGGTGGATCAATATGGAAACGTAACCAGTCGTGCTGTTATTGATGTACCGAAGGGATGTTGCTTTACCGTTTCCGTCGAGTATGTAAATGGAACTGTGAATGATCCGGCAACGACACCGACACCGCTCATCAACGTTGTGGACGGGAGTCTGAGCATCAACAGGACTGCATGAGGTGTAGCATGAGTATAGAAACTTTTGAAAAGCTCAAGAAAATGCTCTGCAAAGAGCTTGATGAACTTGTTGAAAAGGGAGATTTGAAAGCAGGCAGCTTGGATGCTATTGACAAGCTCACTCATTCAATCAAGTCCCTTGTTACTATTATGGCGATGGAAGACGCTGGTTACTCCAATGATTACGGCTACAGTGGAGCAGGTAGAGACCGTATGGGTCGTTACTCCTACGGCGGTTCGTATAACTACCGTGACGGAGACATAGGATACTCTGGCAGACGGTACATGAACGACGATTTCTCCGCTCGTCGTTACAGCCGTGATGAAGGAGTATCCTATCTTTCAGACGAGATCGAGAAACTGATGGACAAAGCGAAGACTCAGGAAGAGCGTGATGTCCTTCAGAAGGCTCATAAAACGCTGAAACAAATGATGTAACATGATTTCCGAGAAAGAGCTATTAGATGCTATTGACGAGTGCCAGTACAAAATGCCAAACACCTTTTCCACCTGTGAAAAGTTGGCGGTATTTTACACGATTCTTGACCATCTGAAAAAAGCAGAAGATAGCTATATGATGTCCCGTGATCCTGAGCCAAAAGCAAAGGAAGAAGAGGTCATCGGGGACTATGGAACTACCGAGTTTTTCTTGGCAGTTACCGGAAAAGAATCGAAAAAGGTCTGGTCAATTTTCGGAGAACTCATGGATGCGCTGAAGGTTCTCAATCCGAAGCTGTACAGCAGAACGATTGAACGATTGACAGCAGTCGAATAAATGAAAGGGCGATCCTGAAATATGGATCGTCTTTTCATCTTGTAATATAGCAGATGATGAAATTCGGCTCCAAGCCGTATTATTAAAGAATGGTACCGCTGAAAATGAAAACCCCTTGCTTTAGCTATGGGTACAGATACTAACTATTTTGTTTATTCACGTAAATTTTTAGGACTTGAACAATGAGATTTGATAAAGAACGACTTTCATTATCAGCAATTTGTAAAAGTTGTTCTTTTAATTCTTTTGGAATAGTAATGATGACGCGAGTATTGTTTTCAGCAACCATATAATCACCTCTGGTAATAGTGTATCACAAATTTACACTGAAATATTTACTTCTGTCAAAAATAAATTATAATAATAGTGTATCATAATGATACACTATAAACAATGTACCGCAGGTTATGCGGAAACAGAACGCTTGTGGAGATCGCGCTGAGCGGTCGGTGAAGCAAGAAGCAGTACCAAAGGTACGTGTATAACATTCCTGATGACAGGGCGATCACGTTTAGAGTTGTACACACCTGCAAAATTAGGTACGTGTATAACAACCACTCGACCGGATATAGATTCGTTATACATACCTGTCAAATCTGGTAAAAATGGGGAAAAAATGATAGCAAACAAGGCATATAAATATAGAATTTATCCGAATAAAGGACAAGAAGAACTTATTCAGAAGACGTTCGGATGTGTTCGGTTTGTCTACAATCACTTTCTATTTGATAGAATCACCGCTTATAAAGAAAACGGTGAAATCAGATCATGTTTTCAACAGATCAAAATGCTTACTGACTTGAAGAATGAATACGAATGGCTGAAAGAACCGGATAAAAACGCCTTACAATGTGCGCTCCGTAATCTGGATAAAGCGTATCAGAATTTTTTCAGGAACGTAAAAAAAGGTGATACTCCGGGATTTCCGAAATTCAAGCGCAAGAAGGATAATCAAAAATCCTATCAAACGGTAGGATGTGGAAATCAAACACGAATTGAAAATGGGAATGTGCGCCTTCCAAAATTAGGAGTAGTGAAAACAAAGCTGAGCCGAAATTTGCCGGAAGGAGCACGAATCCTGAATGCAACAGTATCACAGGAACCGAGCGGAAAGTATTTTGTATCCATCGGGTTTGAATACGAGCTTGATATTCCTGAACATGAAGTGAATGCTGAAAACTCAATCGGACTTGATTACAGCTCACCTCACTTTTACGTTGACAGTGATGGAAATAAGGCGAATATGCATCATTTCTATCGTGAAGCGGAGCGAAAATTGGCACGTGAACAGCGGAGGTTATCCAGAAAACAAAAAGGAAGTGCAAATTACGAAAAGCAGAGAATCAAAGTTGCTCGTGCGTTTGAAAAAGTGCGCAATTGTCGGCAAGATTGGCAACACAAATTGAGCACCAAACTTGCTGAACAGTATGATATTGTTGCCGTGGAAGATATTGACTATAAGGCAATGTCACAGGGTTTACACTTAGGAAAAGCAACAAATGATAATGGATTCGGACAATTCAGAACATTTTTATCTTACAAGTTAGCAGAACGCGGAAAGAAGTTGATCACGATAGACAAGTGGTTCCCTTCTTCTAAAACTTGCAGACATTGTGGATATATAAATTCTGAATTGACTATAAAAGAAAGAAAATGGAAATGTCCGAAATGCGGAGAATTGATTGACCGTGATGTAAATGCGGCAATAAATATCAGAAATGAAGGAATAAGAATATATGCTGTATAGCATTTATCTGAACCGTGGGACACACGGGGATAGCTCTTTTATGCTTGGCGGGTTACCGTCATCGAGAGAGAATTCTTTACCTTTTAGGCATGGGAAGTGTCAATGGTGCGCTTTATATGTGATGTTTTGCGTGGAGTAAGGAGCATAAGATGTTAGCAACAGAAGAAATTAAAGGGATGACGATACCGGAAATGCGAAAGAAATTTATCGGGAAGCGGTATTGCATTTTTTCTGGAGTAGATCGTGGTTTGATCGGTAAATGCAAATGGATCGAAGAACGAGAACTCAAAGTTGAAAATGAAACGTATAAATCTATCTGGTGGCGGATTGAAGTTGAAGAATATCAGTATCAT